CTCTTTTGGCATGACAATTCATGGCGTTATGAGACTCCAAGCTGGAGGTTTTGAAATGTCTTCTAGTTCAGATATACCGCAGAGGTGGAGGCGATTATTGCGGATGTAGGGAGGCAAAAGGTTTGAGAATTAGGGAAGATGTGGGAGGTGATGGGAAGAAGGGAGATTATACTAATAATCTTCGCTGTTTAAGTGCTTTTTGATTTTGGTAGTCTCAAACCTTTTGCTCACTGATAATCGGTCAACTTTTTCGAAAAAGAGGCAAAAGGTTTGAGACAGGGTTTTCATGATTTTCCTGTATTTAACTATACTTACGTAAGTTTCTTGTTCCTCAATCATGTGAGGATTGAGGAAGTGTTTGTTCCTCAATCCTAACCACCGATATTCTTTGGGAAATTTTTAATTCTTGGGGTGGGCTGCTCGCTGAGTGCCTAAATTTTAGGCAGTTAGTGATACTAAAAAAATATTACGATTTTGATATTCGTGCCACTAGATGCCATGAGAAAATGGTTGAGGTGGCTCTGTCATTATAAGGATATCATTATAATGATAATCTACTGGACTCCCCGTGGGCGTCCAGCAGATAGGTTTTGCGCCACTGGCCGCGCGATAGACGAGGCATCGACCTCGTAGTGTGCGGATTGATCTTGAGCGGGCGGATCTGCAGCCATGGGCGCTTCGGAGTGTGGCTGAGCCGATCCAAGATTCCCATTTATCTCCGCACTGCCGGTTAGCGCTGGGCTTGCGGTTTGGGCGAGTGTACTTCCTGCTGCAACTGTTGCCAGGCGGCCTCGAAGCCATCGAGATCGACGATCATATCCTGAGCGCCCCTGGGCCAGACGTGATAGCGCACGCGTGCCACCTGGCCGCGGCGGAGCTGGGGGATCAGGCTCTGCACGACCTGTCGATCGAGCCCGCCGTGAGGAATGGTGATCGGGGCGCCATCGTCGACGCGGACAATGGGATCGCGGCCTGGGAAGGTGTTCGGTGTGAAGAGGTAAGGGCCCTCAGTGTCAATGTAGCTGATCTGAAAGGGATACATCTTGCGGCCATAGCCCTCGCCTGTAGTCGCGGCCATGGCGCGGCCGAAGGCGCCGGCCCAGCAGCGCCGTTTGGCGGTGACGTGATCGACCTGGCACCGCACGGACCAACGATCGTCCGGGGTATCTTGCATGGTCGGCGGCGGAGCCGTGGCGCGGTCTTTCATCGCCTCATCGCAGAGCTTGGCATCATATGTCTTGGGATTGCAGGCCCACGGCAGCGAGGGCTGTTCACTCGGAAAGCCTTGACTGCCGGCGTACGCGGATGAGGCTGGTATCAGCGCCAGCACGAAGAGCGCTGCTACTATGCGGGGGGATAGCATGGACGTCCTCCTCCTTTGTGCCCATGAGGCATATGGGTGGGATCTCTCTCGACTAATGCTCGATCTGCTTGCGGAGGGATTCTAGTTCGCGCTTGACAATGGCGATCTCGGCGCAGATCCGCTCGATGGTCTCGGCCAATGCCCGCACGTCGCCACCGATGGCAATGATATTGCCATCGCCGCGCACGATGACCCGGCTCTGCAGCGCAGGGCCGGTCGCATCGGCCGGTATGAGGTCGAGCAAGATTTGCAGGAGTTTGGCGCGTCGATCGCCAGTTTCTGGGTGAGACATCCCGGTTCTGCCTGGCAGCGGTTTGTATTTCTGGGCCAAATATTATCTTTATCTGGCAGATGATGTCAATGGTAGTTTCGGCAATAATTTCGGCCGACTCATGCATACCTTAACGCTCTCCTCCTACACTACCAGACGCAGGACGCGGGCGACGCGTTCTTCATCGATGCTGCCCCTCTCCGCAAAATCCTCATAGAGAAGGACAATCACTTCTGCCTTCTTCTCTGGGGCAAGTTGGCGGCCCGTGCGGGCAAGCGCCATCTCCAGGGCAGCGATGCAATCTGTGAGCAGGTGAGTATCGACCGGCGAAATGGGTGGCGCGGGAGCCTCGCCGGGCCGCATCGGGCCTTCCCCTGTCGCAAGCCATTCGAGCCTCACGTTCCCCGCCTCGGCCATCGCTACCAGCCGAGACAGGCTTGGCTCCGAATGCCCGGCAATATATTGCCCGATCATGCCAGGCGAGACGCTGCCACCTTTTGCCGCTACCAGTCGGGAAAACGCCGCATTTCCTCCGGCCTGGTCGACTAGAGTTTTTAATCTAGTCCCGAAAGAATTCTGATGATTTTCGATGTGGTCAAAAAATTTTTTGTCCATCATGAATTTTTATGTTGACATCGATAGAATATTGTCGTATATGATGGATAATTCTATCACATGCTGACTATGGAGGATATCACGATGGCTGACCGCCGTGAAGTGATATTTGCGCTTCGCGAGGCCCTTCACGACCGCGGGCATACTCTGGCCTCATTCGCCCGTGCCCACCGTGTGAGCTATCCCCACGTGGTGGCGACAGTGCACAAGTATTGGCGAGCCGGGCGTCGCCCCCCCAGGGGCATCCTGGCGCGGCGCATCCTGCGCCAACTGGAGGAGATCCTACGGCAACCGCCCGCGAACGGCCATCACCAGGGGAATATGGGGCAAGGAGAGGGCGATGTCTAGTCCGAATGCTTGCGGCACATCCGGCAATTCGCGCTGCTTTTGTCCGCCGTGGCTGATCGACGCGATCTACGACGTGGTGCACCGCTCGCCCGTCCGGGTGCGTGACCTGGTGCCACGGCTGACAGCGGCCACCGGTCAACCGGTCAGTGAGGACATGCTGTACATGTGGGCGACGTCGCCGCGGAACCGCAGCGGCAAGCATCGCTGCATGCCGCTGCGGTGGCTGGTGCCGCTCACCGAGGCGGCAGAGAATTTCGCCCTCGTCGACGCGCTGGAGCGGCATCTGGGACGCCGTGTGCCAACACTGCTGGAGGTCGGTGAAGATTCGCTGGAGCATCTGGGCTTTCAGGCGGTGGTGAAGATGGGCGAGGCCATCATGCACAATACCGAGCACCTGGCCGACGGCACCTTCACGGCCGGTGAGCTGCGCGACCTGGTGCCATTGATGGAGCACCTGCGGCGCACGATCGACTGCTTCGTCGCGCAGGCGCAACGGCGGCTGGAGGCGCGGCCGGCGACAGAACGGCGCGTGGCTGGAGACGAGCGCGCATGAGCCTGATGCCGGCACGTCAAGAGCCCATCCCAAATATCGATTCGCAGGTATGGATTCACTCAGCCGAGCTGGCACAGGTCATCGGCGTCACAGAGCGATGGATGCGCACGATCCTGCAGCAAGCCTACCTAGACGGCGTGCCGTGGCGGGGGGCTACACTGGATGTGCGGAAGGTCGAGGGGCGGCGCGGGGGCGCGGCGGGATGGACCTACCAGGTGCGCTTGGCGAGCTTGCCCTGGCCCGTGTTGCGGCGCGTGCTGGCGGCCCAGGGAGAGCCGGATCCCGACGCGGCGGGGGTAACGCTGCGGGAGGCGGTCACACGGGCGGCGCAGCAGCGTGTAGGAGAGACGGGGCTGGTGGCGGCCCGGCGGCAGACCGTCGGTGCGGAGCAGCGGTTGGAAGCCAGGCTAGCGGTGCTGAGAGCCTGGGAGGTGTATCGAGCGCAGACGGGACTCCTCGCCAGGGCGGCCCTGGCGGCCTTCGTCGATGGCTACCGGCGTGGCGAGATCGCGGTCCCGCCAGAGGTGCGGGCGGCGGTGCCGCGGCTGTCGCCGGCGAGCGTGTACCGCTGGCAGCAGCAGATCCGGCGGGAAGGGCTGGGGCGGCTGGCAGGACGCTACGGCGCGCGCCATCGGCCGAGCGTCTGGGAGCAACATCCGGAGCTGGCGACGTTCGTCACCGGGCTCGTGGCCGAGCACCCGACTGTCCGCGCTGCGCAGGTGCATGCGGCACTGGCGGCGCGGTTCCCTGGCATGGCGCCGGATCGCAGCACCGTGCGACGCTTCCTGGCGGCATTCCGAGACAGCCATCGGCAGACGCTCGCGGCGATGGCCGATCCCGACGCGTGGAAGTCGCGCTACATGGTGGCCTTTGGCGATGCGGCTGAGGGCGTGTGGCGCCTCAATCAGCGCTGGGAGCTCGACAGCACACCGGCGGATCTCCTCCTCGTCGACGGGCGCTATGTCCTGGTCGGTGCCATCGACGTGTACAGCCGCCGACTCAGCTTCCTCGTCGCCAAGACGAGCAAAGCCACCGCCATCGCCGCCTTGCTGCGGCGCACGCTGCTGGCCTGGGGTGTACCCGAGGAAGTGGTCACGGACCAGGGCCAGGATTATACCTCGCAGCATGTGGCGCGCGTCCTGGCCGGCCTGGAGATCGAGCACCGGCTCTGCCCCCCGTTCCAGCCCTGGACCAAACCCTTCGTCGAGCGTGCCTTCCGCACCTTTGCCCATGACCTGGTCGAGCTCCTGCCGGGGTACATCGGCCACAACGTGGCCGAGCGGGAGGCCATCCGGGCGCGGCAGGGGTTCGCTGAACGGTTATTCCAGCGCGATGCCACGGTCGAGCTGCGGCTTACCGCGGTGGAATTCCAGGCCTTCTGCGATCGCTGGTGTGCGGAGCGCTATGCGCATCGGCCGCATCGGGGGCTAGAGGGGGCCACCCCAGCGCAGAGGGTGGCTGCATGGACGCAGCCGGTCCGTCGCATCGCCGATGTGCGGGCGCTGGATGTCCTGCTGGCCGAAGCGCCGGGCGGCGACGGCGGCCGCCGGACGGTGCAGAAGAAGGGCCTGCAGGTTGAGGGCGCCTGGTATGTGGCGCCCGAGCTTGGGGCGTATGTCGGCGAGCGGGTCGAGCTACGCATCGACCCGGCGGATATTGGGCGGTTGTACGTCTTCGACAGCGAGGGGCAATTTATTTGCGTGGCGGAGTGCCCCGAACGCACTGGGATCAGTCGAGCCGAAGTGGCGGCCCAGGCCCGTGCGCTGCAGCGGCAGCGGGTGCTGCAGGAGCGCGAGGCCCTCAAGGCCGCGGCTCGATCCATCCGCATCGGCGATGTCATCGACGCCGTGCTAGACGCTCGCGCCGAGGCGGCTGTACCGGCCACGATGGATGCCCCGGAGATCACGCACGAGACCCCAGCCCTTCAGGCCGCGGCCGACGCGGCGGAAGCCCAGATCCAGCACCCCGAGCCATTGCCATTGGCCGAGGGGCCCATTCCGGCCGGGCGATCCGCCGTGTCACGCCGGGGGCCCGCAGCCTCGCCCGACTGGGAGCCGGACGACCTGGAGGACCTGCCCGAGCGCTACAAACGCCTCTACGCCAAACCTTGTTGGACGGACGACGAGGCCGCGTGGATGGCCCGCAACCGCGACACCCCCTGGGGTCGCGCGGCCTTGCGGGCGATCGCTGGGGACGTCGCCAATCGCGGCGCGAAATCCCCCTACGCGTCCAGGTATCGCCACGAATGTGGCACCTCAGGAGAGGACCACCATGACATCATCCACGACCAAGATTTCCACCACGCCGCGGCGGGCTGATCGGCAGCGCGCAGTCCCAGCCGCGCCCATCGTCTTCCTGCCGATTTACTCCCACGGCGCGCCGCGATGCCCCTATGGCGACGTCGGCGAAGAGATCGATCGTGCCTTCGCCGCCCTGTGGGGCTACCGCGATGGCTACAGCCCACCCCCCACCGATGCGCAGGTGGCCTTGCTCTTGGCCTATCTGCGCTATTGCCTCGCCGCGCCCGTGCGGCGCGGCAAAGACTACGCCTGGCTCCGCGAGTCCGCCGCCCGCTCGCAGAGTCTGGCCGATCTGTACGGCTTGTACGACGCGGCTGCGGCCGCCGGGATCGTATTTTAGGAGGGCTCCTGATGCTAGAGACATGTGTCGCCGGGGTGCCTGATTGCGCGGCCGAGGTCTATCGCTGCCGATGCGGCCGGCCGCCCTGTGCGGAGCACGGCCACTCGGATGCGGATAACCAGGCGTGTGGCGAGTCGCCAGCGTGGGCGGAGTGCTGTCTCGGCGGGCCAGTCGCCGGTCTGGAGCTCCGCAAACTGAGCTACTGCGTCTGGCCCTGGCGCATCGGCGTGGTGTTCGCCGACGGCCGCTTCGTCGAGATCGCCCACGCCAGCTTTCCGCGCAAGCGCGATGGTCTCCCGGTGCTCGCCCAGCTGCAGGCCCTTCAAGCCCCGTGGCATCAGCCATGGACAGAATGGCCGGCCGACGTCCTGGCCCAGGCGAGAGCGATCATCCAGGCCACGCCAGGCTATGCGCGCTATCTGGAGGCGCTGGCCAGGACGTGGCCAACACGATGAGGAGTAGCAGAAAGGAGGCATCAATGCCATGGGACATCGCCGTCGAACCCGTCGCCGGCATCGCCGCCGCGACACTCATCTTATGGGCAATGCAGCGCTGGTGGCGGCATCGCCAGCGGCGTCGTCAGCTGCTCCGGCGCATTCACACCCTGCGGGCGGAAGCCGAGGCCCGGATTGCGCGGATGCAGGTCCTCTCCGCGCGGGCGCAATCACTGTCGATGGACGACGAGACGTGAGGACGCACACCGTTCTGGGTGTCGACCCTGGCTCCAGGCACGTCGGCCTCGGCATCCTGCGGGGCGCGCAGATCCTGCACCAGGAGGAGCTGCGGCTCGACCGCGATCTCACCATCGCGTGCAGCAGCCTGCGGCTGCGCCTGGTCCACCTGGTTCGAGAGTACCGCGTCGACGTGGTGGCCTTCGAGAGCATGCAGTTCCGCGGCCATGCTACCGCCAACACCATGGCCGTCCTGGCCCTCACCGGCGTCATCCGCAGCCTGGCCGATCAGGTGCCCGTGCAGGCCTGTCGGGTGACGGAGTGGCGGACGTCGCTCCTCGGCGAGCTGCCGGAATCGGGGCTGGACTCGGAGGCCTGGAAGGCCATCGTGCGTGGCGCCGTGGCGCGGGCCTGTGCGGTTCACGAGGATGCCCTGCCCCCCGATCCTGGCGGCCACATGGGCGATGCTCTTGGCATCGCCCTCCATGCCATGCGCCAGACGGTGGGCGACGCCGCAGACGAGGAGGACACCCATGCCCATGCGGACCATTGATATTGAAGATCTCATCGCCGATGTCCACCGGGTGGCCGCCAAACTCGGCCACAGTCCCTCCCGCACCGAGTACGACCTGCACGGCCGGTACACCTCGATGACGGCCGTCAAGCGGTCTGGCCGCTCGTGGGTGCGCTTTCTGGCGTTGGCCGGGCTTGAGCCAGCGCCGAAAACCCCCAGGGGCCGCATCGCCGGCGCGGCACAAGACGATCCGGATGACCGTCCCAGGCCGCAGCCACAGCAGCGGCGCTGTCTGAAATGCGACCGGATGTTTCCGAGCGAAGGGGCCCACCATCGTGTGTGCGACCCCTGCAAATGGACGGAAGACTGGCGGCATCCGGAGCCCGTGTATTACTGAGAGGCTAGCTATGACGACGCAGATCGAGTGGTGCGACGAGACCTGGAATCCCGTCATCGGCTGCTCCAAGGTGAGCGCCGGGTGTGACCACTGCTATGCCATCCGCGAGGCCCATCGCCTCGCATCGAACCCCCATCCGACGATCGGAGCCCGCTATCAGGGCCTGACGCGCGTGGTGAACGGCCGGCCCAACTGGACGGGCATGGTCCGGCTGGTCAGGGAGCGCCTCGATCAGCCCCTGCACTGGCGGCATCCGCGCCGGATCTTCGTGAACTCCATGAGCGATCTCCTGCACGAGGACGTCCCGTGGTTGTTCATTGACAAAATCTTGGCCGTCGCGGCGCTGTGCCCGCAGCACTGGTTCATCGTGCTGACCAAGCGGCCCGATCGCCTGCGGCGGTATTTCGCCATCGACCAGGCGCGGTTGATCGATCGTCTCGACGACGCCTGCCGCTCGTTCGGCGCCTGCCATGGCAACCTCGATCGCCCTGGCCGCTGGCCCTTGCCGAACCTCTGCTGGGGCATCAGCGCCGAAACGCAATCGACCCTCGAAGAGCGCTACCACGAGCTGTGCGGCGTCCCCACCTCGGTACGAGCGCTCTCCCTTGAGCCCCTCTTGGGGCCCATCGATCTCGGCCGCGTGGAGGGCTGCGGCTATTACTGTGATTCCGATGTCGGACACGTCGATCACCCCTTCTGGGTGCCAGGCATCGCCGCGCCCATCCAGTGGGTCATCGTCGGGGCCGAGAGCGGGCCTGGCGCGCGGCCCATGCAGGAGCGCTGGGTCCGCGCCATCCGCGACCAGTGCCTCAACGCCGGTGTCGCGTTCTTCTACAAACAGCGGCTCATCAATGGCCGCAAGGCGTCTCTGCCTGAACTGGACGGGCGCCAGTGGGCCCAATTCCCCACCGCCATGGCGGGAGAGAAAGGAGCACAGCCATGAAGATCACCATTGAATCGACCGATCAGCTCACCCATCTCGACGGCGTGCCGGTGCGCGTGTGGGAGGGCACCACCGAGGGCGGCACGCCCTGCAAGGTCTTCGTCCATCGCATCGCCGTGGACCAGGACGAAGATCAGGTGGCCTTTGAGGCCGAGCTGCAAGAGCAGCTGCCGCCCGGCCGCGTGGTCGATTTGCGGCAGGTCTTGTGAGGGCTGACGGCTGAGGGAGGAGGGCGCCGTCAGCTCTCCTCCACCGCAGAGGAGAGATCGATGAGACACACGCTCGCCATGGTGAAGAATCTCTCGAAACTTGATAGCGCCTATGAAGCCCTGGCCGGGCGGGCTCCGGGGGTGCCAGGTATGGGCCTGGTCTACGGCTTCACGGGTGCCGGAAAAACCACCGCCCTGGCCTGGCTGGTGAACCGGGTCCACGGCGTCTACCTCCGCGCCACGGCCTGCTGGACGCCGACGGCCCTGCTCGGCGGCCTGATGGTCGAGCTCGGTGCCGCCCCGCTGGGCCGCAGCGCTGCCATGGTGGCCCACAGCGTGGGAGAGCTCGCGGCGAGTCAGCGGCCGCTCTTCGTCGACGAGGCGGATTACCTCGTGCGCGACGCTCGCATGCTGGACACCCTGCGGGACATCCACGATCTGAGCGGGGTGCCCGTGCTCTTATGCGGCATGGAGGGCCTGGAGCGGCAGCTCGTCCATCGGCCGCTCCTGGCCCGCCGCATCACACAGTGGATCCCCTTCTTGGCGGCCGATCCCGACGACGCCCGTATCTTGGCTGACACGGTGTGCGAGGTGGCGATCGCCAACGACCTCCTGGAGACCCTGCATCGCGATGCCAAGGGCTCCATCGGGCTCATGGTCGTCGGGCTGGCGCGCATCGAGGCGCTGGCCAAGGCCCAGGGCTGGGCCGAGGTCGATGCGGCGCATTGGCGCAGCCGGCCGTTCTTTTTGGGTGGGCCCCCGCGGCGGCGGGGGAGGACTGAGGGCTGAGCGATGGCGGGCTTCCAGGGGCAGCACCACCGCCGGCCGGTGCGCTGGTCGAAGCGCCGCCAGATCTGGCAGGCCATCCGCATCCTGGCAGCCTTCACCAAGCACCAGGTGGCGGCGGTCACCGGGCTGCCCTACAGCTCGGTGAATAACTACCTCGCTTACCTCGAGCGGGCTGGCTACCTCGTACGGCTGCCCGGCCGTGCTCCGGCGGGGGCGGGTCCCGGCCCGGTGCGGTTCCGCCTGGTGCGGAATACCGGCCCCCATGCCCCCATCCCGTGGATGGATGGCCGGGTCTACGACCCGAACACCGGGGAGGTCTTCGAGCCATGAGCTGGCTGGCCGTCGACGCCAACGGCGATCTCGCCACGTGGGAACTCGCCTGCACGTGGTTCGTGGTGATGCTGCGGCAGCAGCCCACGGCGTGGCGGTGCCAATGCCGGCGCTGTCTGGGATGGCGATTCTCTCTCGCCGGCGATGCGTGGGTCCGCGAAGGGCCATGGCAGCCGCCACGCGATTTTGAGGGACTCTCGTCAGGCACAAGGAGGCACACATGCGCTATATCGGCTTTGCGATTGCGGATAGCATGCTGCCGCGCCAGTGTGTGGTGCGGAAAATGCCCATCGCCCCCTCAGCCCTGCGGCTGATGCTCGCCGATGCCCCGCCCGATCAGCCCTGGGTGGTCATCGCCAATCCCTCGCATGCCGCCACGTTCGACGCCCTCCGCCGGCGCTTCGGCATCGACTTGCCCGTGCCTGATCGGGCGCCCGTCGTCTCGCTGGCGCCAGGCGATGAGCTGATCGTCTGCAGCGTGCGCGGCTTGCCGCGCCTGGCCGATCGGCATGAGTACACGCCAGAGGAAATCGAGGGCGCAGAGTTTGCGTGCTCGTACTATCGGGTCGTCGAATAACAGGGCGGGGCAGGGCTAGGCACGGCGGGGCATGGCCGGGCCGGGCTGGGCTGGGCAAGGCAAGGGAGGGGCGGCACGGCCGCCCCTCAGCAACGGAGGGGGTATGGACCGCATGAGCATGAGCCCCATGGAAGAGGATCTCTGGGCGATTTTACGGACGCGCCGCGGCCGGGCGCGGGCGGTGTCGGCCGCCAAGCTGGCACACTGGACGGGCCTGACGGAGCGGCAGGTCCGGGCGGTCCTGAAGGCCATGATCGAGACGCACCATCTGCCGATCGCCAGCACGCCCCAGCACCCGGCTGGCTTCTTTATTCCCACGACCGAGGCGGAAGTGGAAGAAGCCTGTCGGTCGCTGCGTGGCCGGGCGCTCTCCATCCTCCGCCGCATGGCCTGCCTGCGGCGGATCTCCCTGCCGCAGCTGTGGCAGCAGTTAGCGCTCGAATTTGAACGCGAGGAGGACCTCAGAAATGGCGACATGTGACGAGGTGTTCGCGGCCATTCGCCGCGAGCGAGCGTATCAGGACGCGAAATGGGGCAGCATCGAGGCGCACGGCCACGACGTGGCGGGCTGGCTGCTCATCCTGGCGGGCGAACTGGAGGAGGCCATGCGGGGCTGGCGCCAGGGCAGCGGCGACTTTGATGCGCTGCGCGAGATCCTCCAGGTGGCCGCTGTCGCCGTGGCCTGCCTGGAGCAGCATGGCCTCGTCGAGCGCCAGGATGTGGCGATCCACCAGCGCATCAGTGCCCGGCCGATGGTCTGGGACATCGATGCTGCCCCGTGATGACAGGAGGGCTGAATGGACGCTCCGAATGTGCATGGCAAGACCCTCTGCAGGGGCATCGGTCCTGCGCCGAGCCCTGCCCCCTACTGTGAGATCTGTGGCGCCCCGCTCCTCGATGCGGCGCTATGTCGGCGCTGCAATCGCAGTGCGGGCTAGCCACCATGGAGGTGCCAGGATGCCGGACCAATGGATTACGATCACCTGCCGCGACCCCGCCTGTGGGCGGCAGACGCGTAAGCGCTGGAAGCCAGGCAACCAGCGGCCCAAATACTGCGGTCGGCGCTGTTGGTATCGCCACCGCAGGACGCTGGGCCCGCTCTGGCGCAAATACCGCTGGACGGAGGAGGAGTACGCGCGTTTGCGCGAAGCCTGCCGGCGTTACGGCGGCATGAAGGACGCGTGGAAGGCGGGGGCCTTTGGTGATAAGCCTTACCCCATTGTGAAGAGGGAGGCCAAGAAGCTCGGCATCATCCGCCGCAGCTATGACGACACGTGGGCGGTAGAGGAGGATCTGCTGCTGATGCGCCTTGGGGCCGAAGGGCTGGGGCTCGAGGAGATTCAGAAGCGACTGCGGCAGGCGGGGTACGAGCGCTCGCTTGGGAGCATCGTCGAGCGCCTGCGCGCGATGGGCCAGCGCGGCAAGCGTGGGCGCTATAGCCTACTCGATGTCGCCGAATGCCTGGAGACCGATGGCCGCCGGGTCAAATCCTGGGTCGCCCGCGGCTGGCTCAAGGCCACGCCGACGAGCCGCCTGCCACGGGCGCGGTGGTACGTCACCGCGGCCAATCTTCGCGCGTTCCTCGTTGAGCATCGGCTCGACGTGGCGGCCGGCGACATGCGCCTAGCCTGGGTCTTGAGCCTCTTCGAATATGACACCGATCTCGCCGGCGACGAGCAGTCCAGCGAGCAGGAGCCTGACGATGAATCCATCGCGCACCAGCTCGCCGACTGAGCAGCGCCGCCGCGATTTGGCGAAAATCCACATCGCCGCCAAAGAGCTGCACTTGACGGAGGACGCGTATCGCACCCTATTGGAGAGCGTGGCCGGTGTGCCCTCGGCCGCCAATCTCGACGCGGCCGGGCGGCAAGAGGTTCTGGCCTGCCTGCGGCGCTTGGGCTGGGAGCCGCGTGCCGGGACCCGTCCCCGGCCAGTGGGCGCCCCGGCCGGGCCACAGGCCGCCAAGATCGCCGCCCTCTGGGGCGCCTTGCATCGCGCCGGCAAAGTGCGCCACGGCGACGCGGCAGCCATGCGGCGCTTTGTCGTGCGCATGACAGGCGTGGAGGCTGTGGAGTGGCTGACTGCCAGGCAGGCCAATATCGTGATCGAGGGGCTCAAGGCGTGGCTGGCACGAGAGCCGTAGGGCCTGGGGAATCCAGGCTTGAGGATGGGAGAAAGGAGGGGTCGATGGCACATCGCAATCAGCCAGCAGCAGACGTCGAGGGGACGCTGGCGCGGGCGCTCCGAGACTGGGAGGCCGCCAAACTGGAGCAGGCCGTTGAGGAGGCGCAGCGCTGCCAGCAGATCTATCGGCAAACGTTGGACGATTATTTCCGCGGCCGCTGCCGGGCGGATGCCGTGCTCACGGCTCGCATCACCTGGAATCGTGCCGAGAGCCGCGTCGTGGATCTCCGCGCCGGGCAGCTCCGGCCATTGGAGTGGCACTGAGCTGAGGGAGGAGGATCGCGCGATGCGATGGCTCTGGGTTGTCGCACTGATCGTGGTGATGTGGCTGGCGTCCGCGGGGCTCCTCAGGGTGGCCACGGCCGAGGCGGCGCGGCCAGAGGATATCACCTTGACACAAGCCTGTCTAGCCGCTCTGGGCTTCCCGGTCGGACCCATCGACGGCAAGATCGGCCCGCAGACGATCCGGGCCTATCAGGCCTGGGAGCGCTCGCGGTTCGGGGCGCTCGGCCCACACCTGCCGACCGAGCGCAAGGCCGAGCGCCTGGCCCAGGAGTGCCCGATTGACCTGGCACCGGCCGCGTCGTGGTGAGCCATGCTGTCGCGGGCGAGTGTTGAAACGGAGGCGGGCTTTCAGCGCGCCGTCATCGAGGCCGCGCGCGCCCTGGGATGGCGGGTGCACCACACCCGCCCCGCTCGCCTGGCCAATGGCCAATGGCGGACCCCGCTCCAGGGCGATCCTGGCTTTCCCGATCTGATGCTGAGCCGTGGCCCCGATCTGATCGCCGCCGAGCTCAAAAGCGAGCACGGCCGGCTGTCGGTGCCGCAGCGCCAGTGGCTCGTGGCGCTGCGCCAGGCTGGCGTGGAGGTCTATGTCTGGCGGCCGTCCGATTGGGAGGCGATCATCGCCCGTCTCGGCGGACCGCGCTGCGCGCCCGAGGGGAGAGGACATGCCTGAGCCGAACGCTGCGCCAGCGCGCAGCAAGACACCCGTCATTCCGCCCTGGTCCGACGACCTGGCCTGGCCGGACCCGCTGAGCCTGATCGCCCTCTACCACGCGCGCAAGCCCGCCGACTGGGCCCGCGTGGAGATCCCCAGCGAGGCCCGGCTCAAGAAATGCCGCGCCTATCTCCGCCAGTTCCCCCAGCGGGCCTTCTGGGAGCACGTGTTCCGCGAGCTGCATATCCCCTGGTCGTTTGAGCTGCATGCCTGGAATAAGCAGCTCTTCTGGTTGCTCCAGCGGGGCCGCTACGACGGCGTGGAAAACGTCGTGAAAGTGGCCGAGGGGCGCTATCGCCGCCAACCGCCGGAGACCGCGGGCGATCGGCCCTATGTGCAGTGCATCGCCGATGCCGCCCCCGGCATCCGCTGTGCCACCTGGGTTCCCCTGAGCGATGGCACGCGCCTGTGCGAGGCGCATCGAGGAGGCGGCGATGGACCATGAACCGGACTACCGCTCGGCGCACCGGCCGGGCCATCTGGGGTTTTCGGACGAGGAGCTCCTGGCCGAGGTGCGGCGGTGCGCCCACGAGCAGGTGACGGGTACGATCACGATCAAGCTGCATGCGCGCCATGCCGTGCACCTGGAAATCACCAGGCGTAGCCCAGCGGAGCGGGGGGACAGCCCGAGACGCTCGCTCAGCGAAGCCGACGTCCTCAGCGCGCTGGCGGCGGTGCGCCAGCGCAACGGCTACGGCCGGGTGGAGATCGCGTTCATGCGAGGGTGCATCGCTGAAATCGCGGTGACACAGCAATTCCAGCGGCCGAATCGCGCCACGCCCCCAGCGCCAGGAGCTGGCCGATGATCCCAATGCCTGTCCCGCCTGGTGAGTCGAGCTCGTCCGAGCTGGACGCGATCGAGCTCATTGGCCTGGCGTATGTCTCCTCCCAGCTCGCCACGCACGCGAGCGACTATCTGCTGATGTGGAGCGCCACACAGACGGTCTATCGCCTCTCCGTCGCCCTGCATCGGGATGGGACGACCCAGGTGCTCGAAGGGGTGGGGCATGGCACGTCCTATAGCGGATGGCCCTCGGCCGATGCGGTCGCGCAGGCGATCAGCGAGCTGCGCCGTAAGGTCGCGGCGTTGACCCGGCCCGATGTCGCCACGCGATGAGGAGCGCTCAAAAGGTTTGAGGCAGCATGAGCCAGTTGAGACTAGACATCCTGAGGCGAGTATGGTAGGCTAGAGGCCATACCACAATCGTAGAGCGTTCAGCGTTCCGGGTCCATCGGACCACCGAAGCCCGGTCGGCCCTGCCCATGCGGCAGGCTGGCCGGGCTTTTTTCTTGTCCGCTACCCAAGTGCCGACGGGGGAGGCGGCGTGCAACCGAGACAGCGGCCGCCGGTGATCCCGCTGAGGGTGTGCGTGTCATCGCCCCGCTGGCGGCTCCGGCCACATCGGCCTGGCGGGAACTGGCTCATGGAAGGAGGATCGCATGCTGTTCGCCCGACTCATGGCCCTCCTGATCATGGTCCTGCTCTTCACCGTGCCGGAGATCATGGCCGGTGAGGGCTCGGACTAATCGGCGCCCATGAGCAACCCGACGGATCTGCAGCAGATTGGGGTGCTCGTCGGCATCGGCGTGCCATGGTCGGGCGCGCTGCTGTGGATGGTCAAATGGCTGCTGGACCGCTATTTCGCGGCGATCGAAGCCCGCTTCCGTGGGCTGGAAGATGCGCTCAAGGCGCGCGCCGATGACTGGCAGCGCACCGAGCGCGCGCTGCTGGAGCTGAAGGCCGAGCTGCCGGTGCAGTACGTCCGCAAAGAGGACGCCATCCGCGGCGAGGTCGTGATTCATGCCAAACTGGATGCGCTCGCAGCCAAGATCGAGCAGCTCAGAGGGACCGTATGAGTGATCTGAGGCAACTGGAGCGGGAGCAAGCCCGCTGGCACATCCTGGTCATCTTGCAGAGCGCGCGCCCGGTCGGCGCCACGGAGGTCACCATTCAGATGGCGCTGCACGACCTGGTACCGGTCACGCCGCTGGAAGTGCGGCAGGAGCTGCGCTACCTGGAGCAATTGGGCTTGATTCGGCTCAGAGGCACCGACACGCCGCGCTGGAGTGCGGAGTTGCTCCCCGCTGGCGTTGACCTGGTGGAGTACACCACGCCTGATGCGGAGGTGCCACGCGGCATCGCCCGCCCACGCAAGTATTGGTGAGCCATGCCGCAGCGGCCGATGGTCACCCAACTGCCCGATGACCTGCGCGCCGAGCTCGATCGCCGGCTGATCAGCAGTGGCTTCAGCGGCTACGTGGCCCTCTCGGAGTGGCTGCAGGAGCAGGGCTACACCATCTCGAAATCGGCCCTGCACCGTTATGGCCAGCAGTTCGAGGCCCGCATGGCGGCGCTGCAGGTGGCCACAGCCCAGGCCAAGGCCATCGCCGAGGCGGTGGCGGACGATGAAGGCGCCATGGGCGAGGCCCTCACCCGGCTCGCGCAACAAAAGGCATTTGAGGTCCTCCTGCAAATGGAGGAGACCCCTGAGGGGATCTCGCTCCCGGCGCTAGGGCGCATGATCGCCGACCTCAACCGGGCTGGGGTGGCGGTCAAGAAATACATGGCGGAGGTCCGGGCCCGTAGCCAGGCCACGGCCGAGGCGGTGGCGGCGGAGGTGCAGAGAGCCGGCCTCTCGGCCGAGACCGTGGAGCTCATTCGGCGGCGGATTCTGGGCATCGGGGATGAGTCGTGAGGTGGCCTTGATGAATCAAGGCCGGCCTCACAGGAGGGGCACATGCTCAACGGGTACAAGACCTACATTGGTGCGATCCTCATCGGGCTGGGTGCGGCCCTCACGGCGGCGGGCTATGCCGAGATCGGCGAGCCGCTGACCCGCTTCGGCGAAGCGCTGTCGATCGGCGGCGTGGGCCACAAGCTCGCCAAAGTCATGAGCACGCGGGGGATGTAAGCCGCGAACGGATGGGGGGGAAAGGACATGCCAACATCGGAATATCGGGGGATCTTACGGTTCGGCGACATTGAAGTCGAGTGCCACGTGCTGGATACCGAGCAGCGCGTGATCACCCAGCGTGGGCTCGGCCAGCTATTCGGCGTTGGAGCCGAACAGGGTTATTTCGGGCGATCGATTGGCAGAATCATTGCTCTTTGCAGACGTTTAGCCTTGGAGCCAAACACGAACGCTGAGCGTGCTACCGAACGCGGTGCCAAACATGGCCTTCCTGGGTCGTCGATCGACCAAAACCCCAATATTCACGCCAGGTTGGACGCGGTGCCGATCATGTTCCACGCGGGCCAACCGGGTGTCGCGCGGGGCTACGACGCCGAAGCGGTGATGCGCATCTGCGAGGCGCTCCTTGCTGCACGCGAACACGGCTGGCTGCGCCAGTCGCAGTTGCCGCTCGCTCAGCGGGCGGAGAAGATCGTCCGAGCCTGCGCACGTGTGGGCTTGGTCGCCCTCATCGACGAGGCCACGGGCTATCAGCTGCATCGGCGGAAGGCCGACCTCCAGCAGAAATTCTACTGGTGGCTCACTGACGATTTTCATGCCTGGACGCGCGTGTTTCATCCCGAATTCTACGAGCACATCGAACGCTGGTATGGTCGCGATTATGACGGCAAGCGGCCGCCCTACCACGCGCAGGAATTCACGCATCGGTATGTGTACGCCAAGCTCGATCCTGACGTGGCCGGCGAACTGAAGCGCCGCAACCCCCAGCCCGAGAAAGGCCGCAACCTGCATCAGCTGTTCTCGCCGAAAGCGTTGGACCTCCTGCAGCGGTACATGGATGCCCTTCTCCCCATTATGCGACTGGCCAGAGATCGGCCACACTTCGAGCGGCTCTATCGGGTGGCCTTCCGGGAGAGCGGTCAGCTGGAATGGCTCTTCGACGTGGAGGCATAATGCCAGAGATCAACGGGACGGCACTGATGACTGAGCCAGGCGTGGCCGACCCCAGCGAGCCGGCCCCCCATCCTCTCGCTGCGGCCCACACGGCGTCATCGTCCGCCGTCCCGCCCGCGCTCTTGCCCTATCAACAGCGCTGGCTCGCCGACCAGGCGCCGGTCAAGGTGTGGGAGAAAAGCCGGCGTATCGGCGCCTCGTGGTGCCAGGCGGCCGACTCGGCGCTCACGGCAGCGGCCGCGCGCGGCATGAATACCTGGTACATCGGCTACAACGCGGACATGGCGCAGGAGTTCATCCGCGACGCCGCCATGTGGTCGCGCCATTACCAGCTCGCGGCCTCGGCCGTCGAGGAAGAGGTCATCCACGACGAGGACCAGGATATCCTCGCCTATCGCATCCGGTACGCCAGCGGCTGGCGGGTCACCGCGCTGAGCTCCAAGCCCCGCAACCTGCGGGGCAAGCAGGGCTTGGTGGTGATCGATGAGGCCGCCTTCCATCCCGAGTTGCCGGAGCTGCTCAAGGCCGCCATTGCGCTGCTCATGTGGGGCGGTCGCGTGTGCGTCTTGTCGACGCACAACGGCGAGGACAATGACTTCAACCGTCTGATCGAGGAGATCCGGCAGGGCCAGAAGCCCTACAGTCTGCATACCACCACGATCGACCAGGCCCTGGCTGAGGGCCTCTATCAGCGCATCTGCCTGGTGCAGGGCCAGCCCTGGACGGCGGAAGGCGAGGCGGCCTGGCTGGCCGAGCTGCTGGAGCTGTATGGCGGCGATGCGGACGAGGAGCTGCGCTGCATCCCGCGCAAGGCCGGCAGCTTTTTCCGCCGCGAGTGGTTCACGCTCATCGACGCGGCGCCGGCGATCTTGCGGCGGATCGTGCGCTACTGGGACCGCGCGGCGACGGAGGTGAGCCGCCAGAACCCCGATCCGGACTGGACCAGCGGCTGCAAAATGGCCATCGACAGCCACGGCCGCTATGTGATCGTCGACTACCGACGCGCCCGCCTCGGGCCCCATGGCGTCGAGCAGCTCGTCACCGCGACGGCGACGGAGGATGGCTACGACGTCGAGATCGGCCTGGAGCAAGATCCCGGCCAGGCGGGCAAGGTCGAAGCCCAGTATCTGGCCCGGCAGCTCGGCGGCTACCGGGTGACGTGCTATCCCAAGCGCATCGACAAGCTCGTGGCCGCTCGCCCCCTGGCCTCCCAGGCGGCCGCCGGCAATGTGCTGATGGTGCGGGCGCCATGGAATGGGCCGGTGCTGGACCAGTTCGAGCGCTTTCCGCCCGGCGCGCGCGGGCACGACGACGATGTGGATAGTGCGTCCGGCGCCTTCGGCGTGCTGACCGGCACCTACGAGGGGAAGCGGGCGGGGCGGCGACGGGCCAGAGCGTGGGGGAGGCGGTAATGCCTGATCGGGCCAGCCACACCACCAACGGTGATCACGCGCCGCTGACGTCGGCCGAGCGGCAGGACTTCCTGCGCGGCCTGCAGGCCTTTGTGGCGAGCGGCCTGTCCCGCGCCGCCCTGGCCGAACGCCTGAGCACCACCCATGCGGGGAAGCGCAAGCTCTGGGAGGTCTTGGGGTACCCGCAGGAGCTCTGCTACGACCACTTCCTGGCCCGCGTGCGCCGCGGCGATCTGGCCAAGCGCATCATTTGGGCCTACCCCGCCGCCACCTGGCGGCCGCCACCGCACATCTGGGAAACCCCTGATGACACCGTCGAGACGCCGTTTGAGCTCGCTTGGCAGGCCCTGGGGAAGCGGGTGGCGGTGTGGGATGTGCTGGAGCGCCTGGATCGCCTGGCGCAGATCGGTCGCTATGCCGTGCTGCTCATCAACGTACGCGGCCAGCCTGAGCTATCCCAGCCGCTGCAGCCCCTGCGATCGATCAGCCCCGACGCGCTGATCTCGCTGACGCCGTATTCGGAGCGCCACGCCGAGATCGCCACGCTCACCACCGACCCGCAGAGCACCAATTTCGGGCGCCCGGAGACGTATCGGCTCGACTTCAGCCGGGGGGTGCAGACAGCCGGCCAGGGGGTCGGCAAGCACACGGTGCACTACAGCCGGCTCATCCACGTCGCCGAGGACCTGCTGGAGGATGAGGTCTACGGCCTGCCCCGCCTAGAGCCCATCTGGAATCGGCTGCAGGATATGGAGAAGGTCGCTGGCGGCAGCGCCGAGATGTTCTGGCTCGGCGCCCTGCGCGGCCTGGTGGCGAGCCTGAAGGAGGGCTACAGTTTCGACGACACGACGCTCGAAGGGCTCTCTGCCGAGATCGACGAATTCGTGCACCAACTGCGGCGCTGGATTCGCGCCGAGGGGGTGGACATCAAAGAGCTCAGCAGCCAGGTGGCGAGCCCGAAGGATCACTTCGACGTGCTCGTCGACTGCATCGCCGCCGCCACCGGCATCCCACGCCGCCTGCTCACCGGGTCCGAGCGCGGCGAGCTCGCGAGCACGCAAGACAAGGAAAACTGGGATGCCCGGGTCATGGAGCGCCGCGTCACCACGCCGGAGACCCGCATCCTGCGTCCCCTGATCGATCGCCTCATCGCGCTGCGCATCTTGCCTGAGCCGGCCGAGCCCTACACCGTCGAGTGGCCGGACCTGCAGGCCAAATCCGAGGGCGAGAAGGCCGCCATTGCCCAGCAGTGGGCCAGCGCCATCGCCACCTACGCCGGGATCGGCCTGGCGCCGACGGTGGTCCCGGAGGAGGAATTCCGCGACAAAATCCTGGGGCTGCCCGCCCAGCCGCCGGGCGGCAGGCCCGAGCGTGACATCCAGGCGGAGCATCGTCGCGCGCCGCGCCTGATCGCGCAGGGCCAGACCGACCTGTCTTACCGCGTCCTGATCGGCCTCGCCGAGCGCATGGCGGGGCGCATGCAGCGCACCTTTGTGCGTGCCGTGGAGCTGGCCCGCGACACGATCAATCTCGACGACCTGCTGACGGCGATCGCCGCCGGGGACCCCGTGGCGGTCGAGCAGGCCATCCCCCTGGGGCGCCTCGGCGCCGAGCTGGCGGAGGGCTGGACGCCCGCCCTGCGACAGGTCCTGACGCGCGCGGCCGAGCTGGCGGCGGCCCAGATCGGCGAGCAGACGGGCGAGCCCCTGAGCTTCGACCTCAACGCCTCCACGCGCGCGCGCCAGTGGCTGGAGCAGCATGGCGCCGAGCTGGTCACGCGCGTCACCGATGAGGCCAAGCAACAGATCCGGCAGCAGGTCGAGCAGGGATTTACCGCCGGCCGGCCGGCCACGGAGATCGGCGCCGATGTCCGCCGCTTCCTGGGCCTGACCCGGCCGCAGCAGGAGGCGGCGGAGCGCTTCCGCGCCCGGCTCATCGAGCAGGGCGTCAGCGAGGATCAGGTCGAGCGGCGCCTGGACAGCTTCGTCCGCGCCAAGATCCGCGAGCGCGGGCTGGTAATCGGCCGCAGCGAGCCCATGATGGCCCTGAATCAGGGGCAGCAAGTGATGTGGGAGGATGCGGCCGCCGAGGGCGTGATCGAGCCCGAGGAATGGGTCAAAGTCTGGCTCACCGCCGAGGACGACGCCGTCGACGTGGCGATCTGCGAGCCGATTCCATTCATGCCGGAGAATCAAGCCGTGCCGCTGGACGGGGTCTTCGCGCTGCCCGATGGGCGGACGCTGCGCCATCCCCCCGCGCACCCGCGTTGCCGCTGTGTGGCTGACCTGCGGCGCGCCTCCGAGGCCCTGCGCGCGGCCAGCCGAGGACGGAAGACACCATGACACTCTATGCCAGCCTGCAGACACAGCACGCCGCGCCAGCCTCGCACCGTCACGCGCGTTTCGAGGGCCGCGAGCACCTGGTCGTGCCGTGCGTGCCCATCGTCGCGGGCGTGCTGAATGGCTACCTGGTGCCGGCCGAGGAGATCGCGCAGTTCGTCGAGGCCTGGAACGGCATTCCACTGCCGCTGGGCCACCCGCACGAGCACGGCCAGGCGGTGTCGGCGAACAGTCCACGGCAGGTCGAGCAGGCGGTCGGCCGGTTCTTCAACGCCCACATGGACGGCGATCGCCTGGTGGGCGAGCTGTGGATCGACGTTGCCAAGTGCCACCAGCTGGGCGGCGACGCGCTGGAGGTGCTGCGGCGATTGGAAGCGGGCGAGCCGCTGGAACTCTCGACGGCCTTCTGGGCCGAGACCGAGCCGGCCGAGGGTGAGTTCCATGGGCAGGCGTACCACGGCATCCATCGCCACCTGAGACCCGATCATCTCGCGCTCTTGCCGCGTGACGTCGGGGCGTGCTCGTGGGCCGATGGCTGCGGCGCGCCGCGGGTGGCGAGCCGGCATGAGCGCCCAGGACTGAGCAAGCAAGGAGAACCGATGGACGAGCGATCATTTGCCGCGGCGGTCAAAGCGTTTGTGGCGCACTGCTTCCCGGCCCTCGCCGGGCCGCACGCGCATGTGCTGAGCGAAGCCCGGCGGCCGCGCTTCACTGGCACGGAGTCGACGGCCTGGACCGCGCCGACCTTCGAGGACTACGTGGCCGCGCTGTTTGAGGGCGAGGACCCCCCGGCCCGCGTGCAGGACGCCTCGCCGGCGCTGAAGCGCGCCATCGCTGCGCACACGCTGCTCGGCGATCCCGAGGCGGACGACTTTCGGGATTTGAGCTTCTTTCCGGTAGTGAATCCCAGGACCCGACGGCTGAATGAGCAGGCCCTGCGCGCCGTGTTGGGCGGCCGGGCGGCGCAGGCCGACATCCCCGCCGCGGCGCGGGAGTCCGCGCAGGCCATGGCGCGGCGGTTGCTCAACAGCGAATTCGACGCCGGGCTCGAACCCAACCGCCTGCGCACGCAGGTCACCGATGCGGATATCCGCGAGGCCTTGCAAGCCGCGCTCGCGCGTGAGGCCGCCGTGAACGGGATGTTCGCCGGCACTCTGGAGGCTATTGAGGGCCGTCGCGTGATTTATCGTCAGGGCCAGCAGCTCTTGGCCCGGAGCTTTACCGTCACGCCCGAGGGCGCGATCCATCTCCTCGCTGACGTCGAGGAGGTCACGCGGGACACACGCTTTCACCCGGTCGGAAAGCCCGCCGGGACCGTAGGAGAGGAGGACAGGATGGACGCACCAATGGATGCACAAGCTGTGCAGCAACAGATTGCCGCCCTGGTTTCGACACCTGGGAGCGGCTGGAGCGAGGCGGATCGGCCCCTGCTGCAGGGGCTCTGCGCGCAAGCGATTGCTCGCCTGCATGCGCACATGCTGGCTCAGCAGGCCGCGCTGCAGGCGGCCAAGGCCGAGCCGACCCCGCCGAAGCCCGTGACACTGGATGAGTGGCTCGCGCAACTGCCCGAGGAGCCGCGCCAGCTGGTCACGCAGGCCCTAGAGGCGCAGAAGCGCCAGCGGCAGGAGATCACGGAGGCCATCCTGCAGGCTGATGGCAGCCCGTGGACGGCCGAGGAGCTGCAGGCCATGTCGCTATCGCAGCTCTTGAAGCTGAAGCGCAGCCTGCATCGCGAAGCCGCGGATTATCGCGCGCAGGGCTTGCCGGCCGCGTCGCGCGCCGCCGACGACAAGCCGCTACAAGCGCCGCAGACCATGACGCGGGTGCTGGAGATCCAGCGCCAGCGCGGGCTGATTCGTTAGGAGGAGTCACCCATGCCAAATACGATCCTGCTGGCGGGCAACCCCATCATCGATGAGGGCATTGCCGTCGATGGCAACATCTTGCCGGGCCATTTGATCGAGTTCGTGCCGCCCGGAGCCAATGCCGGGAAGCTCCGACGCCACGCCAACGCCGGGCAAAATGCGGCGCCGATGGTGGCCCTGGAGGCGACGACGCCGGACCGCGGCGTCACCACCGCGCCGATCGACACACCCTACGGCGCGGGCAGTACCGTGCGCTATGCCGTGGCCGCCCCCGGCGAAAAATTTTATATGTGGCTCGTGGCGGGCACCGGCGGCGATGTCGGGGTCGGCGATCTGCTGGAATCCGCCGGCAACGGCGTCCTGCGCAAGCACACGCCACAGCCCGTGAATGAGGGCGGTGCCGGAAACTATACGATCTACGTCGAGGCGCCACGCTTCCAGGCCCTCGAAGCCATCGACAACGACCCTGGCAGCGGCGGCGCCGCGGTGCGGATTCGCGTCCGGGCCATTTAGGCCGAGCGTAGAATGGCCACGCTGGGCCATCAGATCGCCTCCAGGAACAACGATCTCACTGTCACGCTCTCTGGATCGCAGCACCCGGAGATCGTCGCTCCTGGAGGCGATGGAACAACCTCGACACCCTGGAGGGAGAGACATGCTGGAACGTGATGACGTGCTGGTGCAGGCGCCAGCGGTCTGGGCACAGTCCGTGCCGGTCCGGCTGCTGGACAGTGGCTTCAACGTCAACGTCCTGCGGCCATATCGGCCGCTGCACGCGCATGCGCTGCTGCACAAGGACGAGTGGGAGCAGCTCGACAGCGTCGTGGTCCAAGTGGCGGCAGAAGTGTTGACGGGCATCGCGGATCTCAATGCCTTGGGCCTGGTGCATAATCTCGGCCATCTGGGCGTCTTACTGTCGCAATTTGAGCGTGTCAGCGATCTGAGCGAGGCGGCCGTCAACATGGCCGCCGAGGCCGACGACGAGGAGGATCGCCAGAATTTCGTGCTGAGCTCCGTGCCGGTGCCGATTATTTCCAAGAGCTTCCGCATCGACATCCGGCAACTGTCCGCGTCCCGCGCCGCTGGCTCGGGTCTGGACGTCATGCACGTTGACGCCGCGACGCGCAAGGTGGCCGAAAAGCTGGAGGATCTGCTCTTCAACGGCAGCTCGGTGCAAGTGCAGGGGCACACGATCGCGGGGTACCGCACACATCCCGACCGCAACACCGGCACCGGCGCGGATTGGGGCACGTCGACGAACATCATCCCCAACGTGCTGAGCATGGTGGCCGCGCTGCCGCCGGCCTACAGCAGCGGCCCGTTCCGTCTGTATCTGCATCCCGACCAATTCTGGCAGGCGGCGGCGGTCAACACCAATACGGATCGCCCGATTTTGCGGACGATCGAGGAGATGCCGGGGTTCGGACCCGGCAGCGTGCGACTGGCCTCGAAGATGACCGCCGGCGAGGCCGTCCTGGTCAGTATGCGCCGCGAGGTCGTCGATGTGGCCCGGGCGATGGACATCATGCCGGTCGAGTGGGATGAAAAGGGCGGCCTGGTGACGCGGTGGAAGGTGATGACGGCGCAGGTGCCGCGCGTCAAGAGCACCGCCGACGGCAAGTCGGGCGTGGTGCACTTTACGGGCATTTGATGGGCTGGGTTGGTGCGCGGCCGCTGCTGGCTGGGGCTCTCCTGGGCTTGGGCCTCTGCCTGGGCCCGGGCCCCCTGGGCCTGGCGCTCCTGGTTGGCAGTTTGTGGCTGATGGTGGAGGACACGCATGAGGTATCGATGGCTGAGAGGCCAACTCATTCGCGCCCACGAGACGATCGTGGCCGGGACGATCTTTGAGCCCACGGAGGCCGAGCTGCGCGCCTTCCCGGACTTTCTCCAGCAGATCGACGATCCGGCCGACGGCGCCCAGGTGCCACCGGGGCAGGCGTATGGCCTGGTCGAGCGGCCAGGGGGCTGGTGGGATGTCGTGCGGCCGGACGGCCGCCGTGTCACGCCGACGGCGCTGCGGCGCCGCGACGCGGAGGCGTTGCTGCGTGATCTGCAGGCGCAGGATGCCGATGAGGCCTCGGAGGCCTGAGCATGGCGCGCGTGACCACGGCCGACGTCAAGCTCATCATCCACACGGCGCTGGATGACTTGGCGGCCTTCATCACGCCGGCCAATCAGCTGGTCGATGCGCTGCTGCTCGACAAGGGCCTGGGCGAGCCGCGTCTCACCGAGATCGAGCGCTGGCTCGCGGCGCACTTCGTGGCTATGCGGACGCCGGCGGAGACCGGGCGGGGCGTGGCGGAATCCCGCCACGACTACGAGACGCCCACGGTCGGCCAGCACCTCAACGGGACGCGCTACGGCCAGATGGCGATCGTACTGGATACCACCGGCACGCTGGCGGCGTTGGCCGACGTGAGCCAGCGTGCCAAGCTCTCGATGCTCTGAGGAGTCGACGATGCCGATCTATGGCACGCCCATCCGCTCTCGCCGCTTTCACCCCGTGCGGCCGCAGGCCGGGCGATTGTGGTATCTGGAGCATCGGCCCTGGCCTGAGCCCGACATGAATTCGGTCTACACCTTCGCCGTCCACCGAGGCCGGCTCTTTGCCGGAGGTCGTGTGCGCCAAGGCCTCCCCGGCCCGACGGCTCGTGTGCTGGTGAGCGAGGACGGCGTGAGCTGGAGCACGGTCAACGTCGGCTTCCAAAGCTCCGACAATGAGGTGCGGCGACTCTGGAGCAGCACTAACGGGTATCTTTACGCCGCGACGCAATCCGGCACGCCGCGGCTGTACCGCTCGCCAGACGGGCTCGCGAACTGGGGACAGCTCGTGGGCGGCCTCGCCTCGACGGATGGCTATGTGCGCTGGATCGAGGAGTATGCCGGCTCCCTCTTCCTGGGGATCAACACGGATACGGGCGTGGCGGCGCGCGTCCTGCGCACCGCCCTCCCGGCCGGGACACCACCGTGGGAGGAGGTCTGGCTCGCCCCGAATACGGCCATCGACGCGGTCAATAGCCTCTACGCCGGCCACGGCTGGATCATGGTGACGACGAATCGCGCTGGCGACGGCGATCCAGGCGGCATCTTTGCCAGCCAAACCGGGGCGGCGGCGAGCTTCAGCAAACGCAACAGCGCGCAATTCGGCGCCGGAACGAATATTGTCCACTCGCTCATCGAGTGGCGCGGCAGCCTGTGGTGCGGTACGCAGAATGTCACGCTGGGCGGGGCTATCTGGCGCTCGGACGACCTGGCGCAGACGTGGACGAAAGTCACGGCCGATGGGTTTGGCCTGGGGCTGCACGTCGAGGAGGTCTATCGGCTCTTCGTCTGGCGCGATTTGCTGCTCGCGGGCGCCGTCGCGCGGGACGGCCGTGGCGGCAGTCTGTGGGTGAGCGACGACGGCCAGCGGTTCGATCGCATTGGCCCGTTCGGCCTGGATCTGCGGGGCGTGGACGCGCAGGGCATCTTCGATTTCTGCCCCTTCCGAGGCGCGCTCCACACTTCCTCGCGGCTGACGAGCACCAGCGACCCTGGGGTGACGCGACATACGCGGATATTCGTGGAGGATTGACCATGCTCGACCAACGCCTGGGATATCGCCGCTGGCGGATCGCTCTGGGAGCGGTCACGGGCCTGGCCCTGGTGCTCGCCGGACTGGCGGTGAGCCAGGGGGCCTCGGTGCCCCGCACCTTTGCCCAGAGCGTGGCCGTCAGCGACACGGCGACGACCCTGACGTTTACCTTCGACGCCACCGTGGTCGTGGTCATCAACGATGGCCCGGCGGCGGTGTTCGTGGATTTCGCGGGGCCGGCCACGACGGCGGATTTTGAGGTGAAGAGCGGCGAGAGCGTCTCATTGGGTCTGCTGACGCGGGCGGGCACGCTGTCGCTGGTGTGTGCGGCCGGGCAGACGGCCACGGTCCGCGTGTGGGCGGTGCAATGAGGGGCGGCACGGCGATGCGGCGGCGATCCCTCGGGGTGATCTGCGCGGTGATTGGCCTGGCCATCGGGCTTGGCGCGGGCGTGGCGTCCGCGCAATCGGCGCACTTCGGCCGCGCGGCCCAGCTCACCGTGCTGTGCCTGCGCGATGCGAACGGCCAGATCACGGGCACGACGAGCGCGACCGTCTTCCCCGGCTCGGCCTGTACGATTCCCGCCAACGTGCTCACGGCGGGACGCGCCCTGAATGTGTTCGCGAGCGTGAACATCACGACACAAGGGGTGACGGGCTCCAGCTTCAGTGCCCGGCTCGGCGGCACCGCGCTCTTCACCATGAGCGGCCTGACCTCGCAGACTCCGCGGCGGCTCAATCTGAACGTCATCGCCATCGATGCGACGACGGTGTTTGTGGCGGCGATGTTCGAGCTCCATAGCGGCGCGGCCGCGAACGGTGCGGGGTTCACGGGGGAAGTCACCGTGCCGGACCTGACGACGGCCGACCGCGTGCTCGACTTGCAGCTGACGCCCGGCGCCCAGACGGACGATCACACGCTGCGGTACTACGAGGTCACGCTGCGGCGGCCGTAACCACGAGGAGGCCCCATGGCCCAGGGGATTTCGGTCGACGTCAGCGGGGTGCGGCGGCTGCTGCAACGGCTCTCCCGCGCCAACACGCGCGTGCAGCAGACCACCAAGCGGATCCTGGGCGCCCGCCTGATCGAGGCCGTGCGCTATGCCCGCACACAGTTCCTGACCGGCGGCACCACGGCCGAGCGGCTGGCGGTGCGCACGGGGCGGCTGCGGGCGGCGTTCGGCGCGCAGGTGACGGGCCAGGGCTGGCAGATCCAGGGCCGCCTGGGCTATATCGTGCCGCAGCAGGTCGGGCGGGATGGCGCTGATCCGCTGATCTACGCCCGCGTGCATGAGGGCTGGCCCACCAACCGCGGGAGCACGACCATCCGCCCCAGGAGCGCGCGCTATCTCACCGTGCCCCTGGAGGCCGCCAAGACGGCGGCGGGCGTGGCGCGCGGTCGGGCGCGGGACTTTGACGAGACGTTTGTGCGGCGCTCGCGGGCAGGCCACCTGATCATCTTCCAGCGCCAGGGCGATGGCCAGATTAGCCCCTTGTTCCTGCTGCTGCCGGAGGTGACCATCCCGGCACGGCCGGCGCTGCGGCCGACGGTGGCGTACATCCGACCCCTGATCGTCGAGGATCTGGCACAGGCCCTGCCCGGGGCCATTCTGGGGCGGTAGGCGGAGAGGGCGGGGATGCCCACGGAGTCGATCGTCGAGCTGATCCAGGCCGAGATCGCCAGCACGCTGCAGGGCATCACCACGGCCAATGGCTATTGGCACACCGTGCAGACCGTCGTGCGTGGGCGCCTGAGCCCACTGGATGGCGAGCCGCTGCCGCTGATCAGCATCCTGCCGGTGAGCGACGTGCCTGAGGCCGGGGCCCACAGTGTGCTGCGCCGGGAATTGACCCTGACCCTACGCCTCTGGGTGGAAGCCACGGTGGCCACGCCGACGCAACTGGAGCGCCTTAAGGCGGATGTGACGCGGCGCATGCAGCTCGACCCGCGCCGGGCTGGACGAGCCGAGGATACGCGCGAGTTGGCGTATCAGTACCTGTACTTGCAGGGGGCCGAAGTGCTGGCCGGGGCGGACATTGGCTATGCCATTGTGTATCGCACCAGTCGCGAGGATTCGAGTCAAGGGCCGACCTAGCCGGCTCGGGAGGAAGAGTGATGCGTGTCGTGCTCACGATCCAGGTGATCGGCGACGTCGACGACGGGCGGCCGCTGGCCGCCGAGGCCGGCATGCCGGTGCTGCTGAGATGTCAGGAATGGTCCACCGAGGCCCAGACCGCCGCGGCAGCGGTGCACGAGCTGTGCGGCCGCGTGCTGGCCGCCTATCCACTGGCCGCAGACAACGAGCCCTGGGAGGCCCAAGCGGGAACACCTGAGCCCTTGGCCGCAGAGGAAGGGCTCGGGCAAGTCGAGCAAGAGGAGGCCTAACCATGGCGCTGCAACGCCATTACCTCGATCAATTGATGCTCAGCCTCTACGACGCGGAGTCCAGCTATGGCGCCGGCCCTGGCGGCTGGACCAACACCTCGGCGTGCTCGATGCTAGACTTCGACGACGCCTCCGCGCATGCCGATTGGGACGATACCATCCAGGCCGACACCGACGTCATCACCGGGCGCGAATTCATCTCGGTGCAAGAGATCGTCCGCCAAAGCGTTCGCCTGACCTATACGGAGCCGCGGGTAAAGCCCAACACGCTGGCCGGCCTGATGGGGCTGTGCCTGGGGACCGTGGCCACGACGCAGGACGGCGCCAATCTCGCCTACCGGCACAAGCTCACCAAGGCTGCGTCGGTGAGCCTTCCCAGCATCGGCGCCCAAATCAAGTACGATGGCGGCGACCAGCGGGAGATGCGTGGCCTCAAGGGCGAGAGCTTTACGCTATCCATCAATGGGCCATATCTGCAGTTCGCGTCCACGCTGATCGGCTCAGGCTATCGGCAGACGGCCACGACGACGTTCGCGGCGAAGGTCCCCGAGAATTGGCTGCGGCTGGGGGACGCGAAATTTTTCGTCAAAGACACCGGCGGTGCCGCCATCAGCGTGCCAGCTTCGCCGGTACAAGGCGCCGCCAATCTGGGCGGCAGTGAGGTGAACCTCTCCAGCCGGGTGCGCAGCTTCTCGCTGACCTGGAATAACGCGCTCGCGGCCGAGGCGGGCTACCGGGCCAGCACCGGGCTGCTGCGTGGCAATTTCCACCCCGTGCGCCGCTCCTGCACGGTGTCGCTGGCGTTCGACGTGGAGAGCGCCACGGAGGCGACGGAACTGGGATACTATCTCTCCCAAGCCAAGCTGGCGCTGGAGCTCAATGTCGACAGCGGCACGCTGATCGTCGGCGGCGGGACGTATAAATTCGGCCTGATCGTCATCGTGCCCTCACTGCAACTCACCCGGCTGCCGCGCACGCAGCAGGATCAGTTTGAGGTGCTGACGATGGAAGGGGCCGTGCGCGATGACGGCACTAATAGTGAGGTGGTGGCCTTCGTGTACAATGCCAAGGCCACGTATTTGGCGTAGGAGAGCACATGCCAGCATCCCCTGTGTCGGCCTTCAAGGCGCGGTTGCGCAAAGAGGTCACGCTGCCACAGAGCGGCTTGGTGGTGGAAATCACCATCATCGATTGCCTCTCATTCGTCGGCGTCGGCGAACTGCCGGTCCCCGAGGCGGGGGCCGGCGACAGCGAGGACAGCGACCCTCGGGCGCGGATGCTGCGCAATCAGGCGTATATCGATCGCGCCATCGCCATGGGTGCAGTCAGTCCGCCGTTTTCCAATCGCCCCGAGGACCGCGGCCGGCCCGATGTGGTCCACGTCACGGAGCTGCCCTACGGCGATCGGCTCTATCTGGGGCGCGCCATCATGGAGTATGCGGGCTTGTCCGAGGATTGGGCGACGCAGGTGTCCTCCTTTCGCGCGGACGAAGAGCGCGCGGCTGATCCGGGCGCTGGCGGAGCGCTACCACCGCCTGCCGCACGAGATCCTGGCGGCGACGCCGGGCGAGCTGTACCTAGATCTGATGCTGAGCTTCCCGCATGAGCCGACGGCCGCGCCTGCCAGGCCGCGCGCCGACGATCCGAGCCTGACACAGCTCCTGGAGCAGCTCAAGCAACGACGGCCGGCGGGGCAGGAGCGCCTGGCCAGCGAGCGGGGATCCCATGGCTGAGGATGTGGTCCAGGTCATTTTTCGGGCGCGCGACGAGCTGAGCGGCGAGCTGCGCAAGATCGACATGTCGGTCGGCCAGCTGCTCGGCAGCTTGGGGCGCTTCGCGCTGCCAGCCGGCGTCGTCGTCGGCGCGCTGAGCGCCATCGGCACGGCCGCGTTTGCGCTCACGAAATCCGTGGCGGATGCCGGCGATGCGTTGGACAAGATGTCGATCCGCCTGGGCGTGGCGGTCGAGGACCTGTCGGCTCTCAAGCTCGCCGCTGACCTGAATGACGCGAGCCTGCAGGAGCTGGCGCAGGCGTTCCGGTTCCTCTCCACGAATCTCTCCGATGCAATCCAGAAGTCGGGCGACGCCCGCAACGTCATGCAGGCGTTGGGCTTCAGCGTCGCCGATCTGCGCCGCGGCCAGCAGGACCCGGTGGCCTTCCTCGAGGAGTTCGCCCGGCGGCTGTTCGAGATCCCCAACGCCACGCAGCGCACCGAGGCCGCCGTGGCCGTGCTCGGCCGCAGCGCCCAAGGGCTGCTGCCGCTGCTGCAGGATATCGCCGAGCGCGGCATCGCTGGCATTCGCGAGGAGAGCGACCGCCTCGGCGTGACCTGGTCCAGCGACATGGCCCGCGCCTCCCAAGTGTTCAACGACCAGCTGACGCGACTGGAGGCCCAACTCGGCGCGGTGGCGCGCGAAGTGGCTGGCCCGGTCATGCAGGCGTTCATTGCCTTCTTCGATCTCTTGGGGCTGGGCGCGCAAACGCCCATCGCGCAGAGCCTCGACGCCATCGACCAGAAGATCCAGCATATCCGCGATCGGCTCGGCGGTGCCTTCGGCTTCAGTCTGCGCGAAGGCTTCTTCGGGCCGGCGACGGGCGCGGAGGCTGAGCGCCTGCAGGCCGCGCTCGACTCGCTGCTGAAAGTGCGCGAGCAGCTCACCAGTCCGCCGCCCAGTGGCACGCGGCAATTCATCCTGCCCGACAAAGAGGCCGCCGAGGCGGCGGAGAAGGCCAAGAAGGCCATCGACGCCGTGACCAAGAGCCTGTCCGGCCAGGCCACGGCGCTGGTCGAGCAGGTCGTCAAGCTGCGCGATGGCGAGGATGCCGCCCTGCGCTATCGGCTGACGATGCAGCTGGCGGGCGCGGAGGCGGAGCTGTTCGCGCAGAAGATCCAGATCCCGCCCGAGACGCGAGCGCAGTGGGACGCGCTGATCCAGCGCATCCTAGAGCTGTCGCAGACGGCGCGCGATACCGAACAGCACCTGGAGCGGCTCAAGGAGTTTGACGCCGACAAGCTGCGCGAGGCCATGGATCAACTGCAGGGGCTCGACCGCCTGGCAGAGATCTCCCGCGAGGTGAGCGACGCCTTCCTCACCGACCGCCAGCGCGAGCTCATGGCGGCGCAACGCTGGGGCGACGGCATCCGGCGCGCGCTCGAGGAGGTGCTCGCCGACGCGCCCATGCTGGCCGACCAGGTGGGCGGGCTGCTGGCGCAGTTGCCAGAGGCCATCAAGGAGATGGACCTGCAACGCCAGACGGATGAGATCCACGATCTTTTTCGCGGCTTGGCTGATGGCGTGACAACCTCGCTGAACGGCGTCATTCAGGGCACGCAGACGCTCGATGACGCCATCTCGCACCTGGCCCGGAATCTCCTGCTCGGCCTGGGTAACCGGCTGATCACGGCGGGGATCGACGCCATCACGCAAGCCCTGGCCCGCATGGCGGCGGAAGCGCTACGCGCCAGCGGCGGCACGGGCGGCGGGGGCATCCTCGGGCTGATTGCCAGCCTCCTCGGCAAGGCCGCCGGCGCGTTGCTCAGCGGCAGCGCGCCCACCGAAGCGCCCGTCGACGTCATGCTCGCCAAGGGCGGCATCATCCCCGGAGGCTTCAGCCCCCTCTCGGCCCTGGGCTTTCGCCTGGGCCGCCAGCTCTCGGCGCCGCTGGCGCTGGCGAAGGGCGGCGTGCTGGCTGGCGGCTTCGCGCCGCTGCATGGCTTCTCCGAGCCCGCCGTCGACCTCTCGATGCCGACGATCACGGCGCAGGTCGTCGCGCACCTGGCCGGGCTGCCGTTCCGCGCCATGCAGGCCGGCGGCATCGCCTCGGCACCGATGTTTGGGCTGATCGGCGAGGGCCAATTCGCGGAGGCGGTGGTCCCCCTGCCGGATAACCGCAGCATTCCCGTCCGCTTCGAAGGCCCGCCGCAGGGGCGCGCCCAGACGCCAGCCCCGCAGGTGCACGTAGAGATCCTGGGGCACGTGATCCCGCAAATCCCCACGATGACGCCAGCAGACGTGGTGCGTGTGGTCCTCGAGAACGTGAGCCAGGATGGCCCCATCCGCCGGGCCATCCAGCAACAAGGGAGGCGCTGACGTGGCTGTGGCCGTCGTGACGAGTGAAGATATGGGAGCGCCCGCGCTGACGGGCCAAGTGGGCTCGCTGCTGGCCGTCTTGGATTTCGCGCTGCTGCCGCTGGGCTGGACGAAACCGTTTAGCGGGGTGAACAAGGCGGCCTACCGCATGGGCGCGGGGCTGCAGCATTATCTGCGCGTGGACGATTCCGGCGCGGGGACCGGCGGCGCGCGTGAGGCGCGCCTGCGCGCCTTCGAGAGCATGGCCGATGTGGATACCGGCACGTTCCCGTATCCGACCGTCGCCCAAGCCGCCAGTGGAGCCTTCTGGCGCAAATCCGCGACCCTCGATGCGACGCCGCGGCCGTGGCTCATCGTCGCCGATCCGCGCACCGTCTACGTGTGCGTCCAGACCGGGGATGTCACCGGCCATTACATGAGCGAGATGTTTGGCGAGTTCTTCAGCTTCAAGGCGAATGATCTCGGCCGCAGTGGGCTCACGGGCCGGACGGCCGAGAACAGTGCCCTCAGCAGCAATAATGCCCTCGCGCAGACCACGGCGGTAGGTGTCACCGGGACCGCGACCTCGACGCACTATCTCGCCCGCGATCTGGCCGGTGGGACTGGCGTCACGTTTGGCTGTCATGGCTATTGGGTCGCGCAGGCCACGGGTGATCTAGAGGGCCAGTTGGCGTTCCCCAATGCCGCCGATGGCAAGATTCTACTCTCTCCCGTGTGGGTGCATGATACCACGTCGCGGGCCGTGCATGGCCGGATGCGGGGCTTTCGGCATTTTGCGCACGTCTTCGCGAGCGTGGCCGATCGGGATACATTTAGCGACGCCACACACACCTACCTGATCGTCAAGCCCACGGGGATCAACACCAATCGCGGCATCTTCTGCTTCATCATCTCCGACACGTGGGAGAGCAATCCATGAGCGTGCGTGAGTATGCCTCAAGCGATGTGGGAGCGCCGCAGCTCACCGGCGAGGTGGGCTCGCTGCTCGCGGTGCTCAAGGCCGTGCTCGTCAACGGATATGGCGCGAAGGTGGCGGCCGGGTGGTCCGTGCTGTTCGAGAGCACGAATGTCGCCGTCCTCAAGCAGGGCGCTGGCAATCAGTATGTGCTCCGCGTCGATGACAGCGGCCCGGGCGCGGGTGGGGCGCGGGAAGCGCGCATCCGCGGGGGAGAGGGCGCGAGCGACGTCAATACGCTGATTAATCCCTTCCCGACTGCGTCGCAGGCCGCTAATGGCTGGTTCGCGCGTAAGTCGGCGACGCTCGATGCCACGCCGCGCGTGTGGTACATCATCGCCGATGCGGCGACCTTCTACGTGAGCGTGCAGACGGGCGATCAGGCGACCCTATGGGTGCCGTGGGCCTTTGGCAGCATTGCCAGCCGCGTGGCGAACGATCCTGGGCGCACGTGGATCAGCGGGCGGACCACCGAGAATACGGCCGCGGGGAGGACAACCGGTGATCTCCTCTCGCCGCGCCAGATTGGCGCGGTAGAGTCCGGCAATGCGCTGGCGCGGCATCACGTCGGGAACATCGGCGGCATCTTGGCTGGTCTCCACGGGGACTCTGCCAAATCCGGCTTCTTCACCGAATGGAACGATCTGGACTCCAGTAGTCGCGGGGTCGTGCACCCGAACCCGGCCGAGCTGAGTACCTACCTCTCTGAGGTCCATATCCACACCGCTAGTCCGAACACCGTACGCGGGACGCTGCGCGGCCTCTGGCACTGGGTGCATAACAGCAATGCCGTGACCGATGGGGCCATCATTGAGGGCAAAGGGCCGATGGCCGGGCGCATGTGGCGGGTCCGGAGTCCCTATGTGAACATGCCGCCGACGAGGCCCAGCAGCGCCCTGTGTTTTGAGATCTCTGATACCTGGCCCGCACCATGACCGATTGGCCGCACCAAGCAGAGTTGCTTCCCCTCGGCCGCGCCGTGGGGCACGTCACCGCCACCGCGGATCTCGTGCTGCTCGGCCGCGCCGTGGAGGTCGAAGGTCCGCCCCCTGGAGAAGTCGGCCGGCATCATGACGACCAACTCATGATGAGCTTGTTTACGCGCGAGGCCAGCTACGATGCGCCCGTCACCGTCTCGGCCAGCACCACCTGCGCCATGCGGGATTTTGATGATGCGAGCCCCCACGAAGAGTGGGACGACCTGGTCGACGATGACGCCCCCTTGGTCCATGGCCAGGAGTACCGGGTCGTGCAGCAGATTGTGCGCCAGAGCGTGCGCCTGCGCTACCGCGAGCCGCGCACGAAGCCGAATAGCGTCGCCGGCCTGATCGGCCTCGCGCTCGGCTCGATCGCGAGCGTGCAGGATGGCACCGCCAACGCTTGGCGGCACCGTCTGAGCCGAGGGCCTTCCGTGCAGATGCCGAGCATCACCGTGCAGACCCGGCATGCCCTCGGCAGCCAGTACCGCTATACTGGCGTCAAGAGCGATGGCTTTACATTGGCCGCGAATGGCGCCTATCTGAGCTTGGAGGCGCGCCTCATCGGCTCAGGATCGCGCACGCGGGCGGGCGATACCTTCCCTGCTACGGTGGATGAGCGCTGGCTGCGTTGGGGCGATGCGCGGCTGTACTGGGTCGAAGCCCCCACGGCGATCACGCTGCCGACCGCCCCGGTGCAAGGCACCACGAACCTTGGCGCGGCCGCGGTGGAGATTTCGCGTCGGCTCATCAGCAGCTTCCGCCTCGAGCACGGCTCGAATCTCCTGGAGCAGATGGGCTACCGGCCGGCCAGCGGCCGCGTGCGCGCCCATCTGCACCCCGAGCAGCGTGAGACGCGGGTGGAGATGGAGCTAGAGGTGTCGTTCGACCTCGAAGTGACGGAGATCGATCGGTACTTCAATCAGACGCCCATGGCGTTGGAGCTCAACGTCGATAGCGGGACGCTGATCGATCCTGCGGGCACCTACCGCTACGGCCTGATCGTGATCATTCCTCGTCTACAATGGCGCCGGGTGCGCTACGAGGAAGAGCACCAGCTCGAGACTCTCGTATTGGAGGGCCAGGTGCTGGCCGATGGCACGAATGCCGAGCTGGTCGTGTGGGTGTTCAACAAGCAGCCAACGTACTTGGGGTGAGCCATGCCGCCGATGCTGACACTCGACAACCTGATCGTGGATCCGCACTACAGCGTCTTCCGGGATATCGTGGCGCCGACGCTGCGGAGCCGCGTGGGTGGCGGCGCCATGCAGGTCCGGCGACTGTATGAGCGGCCGGTCTATCAGTTTCGCCTGCGCGCCGTGCATGAGACCAAGGCACAGGCCGAAGCCCTGTACGGCTTTTACCTCTACCATCAGGGCGACGTGCCCTTCTGGTTTGGAGGCAAGCAGTGGGGGACGGTTGCGACGCCGATTCTGACGGCGTTCGGCGATGGCTCGCGCACGCAATTTTTCCTGCATAATCGCCACATCACGGGCTCCTTGCAGGTCTACCTGAATGACGTGCTCGCTAATCCGCAGCCGACGCTGACGGCCAGCTCGGGCCTGATCACGTTCAGCGCGGCGCCAGGGCTGGATGTCAAGATTACGGCGAGCTACACGTGCCGGTATAAGTGCGTGTTTCACGGCGAGGGCGAGGCGCTGCTGACCGAGGAGGAATTCTACCTCGCCCTCTTCCGCTACGAAGGGATCGTCCTGCGGGAGCTGGTGCCGTGAAGAGCTTTAGTTCCGCGTGGATCGATCGCCTGAACCGCCAGAGCAACGCCGGCGTCTTCGTGAAGGCTATCGTGCTGTCGGAGTCGGCCAGCGTGACGAAGTATTGGGTGGATGCGCAGCGGCCGATCGTCTTTAACGCCAACACGTATAATCCGCTGCCGATGGCCTGGGAGGGCGTGGAGGTGAGCAGCCGCATGGGCTTGCCGACGATCAAGGTGACCGTGCCCAACCTCGGCGGCGAAGTGATCGACTATCTCGAGGGTGTGGATATTCTCGGCCGCGCCGTGACGCTGCAGATCCTGCACTTGGATCTGCTGGGCGACGTCTCCGCGGTGGATGCGGTGACCCTCAGTGTCATGGCCATCGACGGCAATCTCGAAGCCGTCACCTTCACGCTGGGGCTGGATCTCAACCTGAATGATCCCGTCCCACGTGGCGTCATCACACACCAAGAGTTCCCGGCCATCCCGCGCAATATCCGGCGGGCCACGGTTCTATGAGCCCGGGAGGGCGATCATGAGACACCTGTGCGACGATGCATCGAGTGCCCGCGCGCTCGGCGACTGCGTGGCGGCGCTGCTGGGCAAGCCATACAGGGCGGACGGTGCCAGCCCGGAGGAAGGCTTTTCGTGCTGGGGCCTGGTCCGCTACCTCTATGGCACGCAGGGCGTGACGCTGCCCGCCGATCCGCACCGCGCCGGCCATCTGTTCCGGCGTGTGCCGCCGCCGTATGTGGCGTGGGACGTGCTGGTCTTCCGCCTCGTGCCATCGCTGGAGCGTCATGTCGGGGTCGCGCTGAGTGATCGATGGTTCGCCCACTGTTCGATGGCCACGGGCGGTGTGGCACGGAGTGAGCGCACGCGGCTGCCGTGGCGGGCTGCGCTGCGCTATGGCGTGAGGTACGCGCCGTGATTCTCGTGTTCCATGAGCCATTCGGCGAGTCTCGGACGCTGCGCATTCGCAATCCCGCGGGCCGGCCATTGGGGGATCTGCTGGGCGGCCACGCGGCGGCGGTGACGGCCTGCCTGGTGGACGGCGAACCCGTCGAAGACTGGCAGAAGCTCAGTCCGACAGACCAACGCATCGAGCTCTTCCTGCGCGCTGGCGAGCCCATCTCGCTCTCAGCCATCCTCACCGCCGTCATCTCAACCGTCATCGGCTTCGGGCTGCAGCTCCTGACCTCACTGCTCATGCCGCGCGAGGTCGGCCAGGAGACCGGCCGCCCCGAGGAGGTCTTCGGGATCGCCGGGCTCACCAACACGGTCGCCCTGGGCACGCCGAAATTCATCGTCTATGGCCAACGACGCGTGTTCGGACATCTCGTCGCCACCAAGGTCGGCGTCGCGCAAGACGGCAAGACGACCACCTTCGGGGCCATGTATTTCATGGGCGAGGGCGAGATCCAGGGCATCAGCGACGTCGAGATCAACGATGCGCCGCTCGCCAGCTACCCCGGCGCCACCATTGAGACCCGCATGGGCACGCCGAGCCAGACACCGATCACGCAATTCCCGTCGGCCTCGCAGGTCTATGCCGATGGCCGCGTGCTGCCCATGGACCCGAATTCCATCGTCTACGTCACCAAGGGGACGGACATCGACAGCGTGACGCTCATCTTTTCCCTGCCATTCCTGTTCAACGTCAAAGAGAGCACCGGCGAGCGCACGCAGACCAAAGTGGCCATGAAAATCGAGTACCGCAAGGTCGGCGATCCCAGCTTCATCGAAGCGCCCGGCAGCCCGGACACCTGGTGGGGGCTTAGCCAGGGGCCGATCTACCGGCCGTTCAGCATTAGCCTGCCCCAGCAGGCCCAATGGGAGATCCGCGTGCGTGCCATGCCAGTGTCGGGCGGCACGAACGAGCAGGGCCAGCAGCCGAGCCTGTTCAATGTGCAGGAGGAGAAATCCGGCTCGCTCGCCTACCCCAACAATGCCTTGCTGGCGGTCTTCGGCGTGGCCTCGAGCCAGATCCAGAGCTTCGAGAGCATGCGAGTCAGCGCCCTGGTCCAGGGCCGCAAGGTGAAGATCTGGAACGGCAGCAGCTTCAGCACGGCGTGGACGCGGCAGCGCGCCTGGATCATCCGGGATCTGCTGACGGATCCGCGCGTGGGCCTTGGCAATAAAGTGCCGGAGTCACTGATTGACGATGATGCGCTCTTGACGGCTCAGAATTACTACGATGAGTTCGTCGACGGCGAAGTGCGCGACCTGTGTGATATCATCGTCAACGATCGGCGGCCCGGCTGGGATTGGGTGAAAGACTTGCTGGCCGAGGGACGCGCGACGATGGTCCCGAGTGGGGGCAAGCTCAAATACATCGTCGAGCGCGACCGGACGCCGAATCTCCTCTACGCCATGCCCGGCAACATCATCGAAGGCAGCCTGCACACGTCGTGGGGCGGCCAGGGCTCGCCGCCGAACGTGCTGCGCGGCGAGTACCCCGATGCGTCGCACAAAGACACCCTCACCGTCATTGAGGTGGAGGCCGAGGACAAGGGCAGCGAGCCCGAGCGCTCGGAGCTGCTCTCGCTGCGCTCGATCGTGCGCGAGAGCCAGGCCTTCCGCGAGCTGACGTTTCATCTGCGCAAGCGCCGTCGCATCAAGCGCCGCTTTCGCTGGTCCTCGCCGATGACGGCGCTGGTGAGCGAGCCGTTCGACGTTGATAGCTTGTCCTATCTCACCGTCTCCAATAAGCGCGGCTACAGCGGTTTCGCCCCGGCCGGCAGCACGACCACGAACCTCCTGCTCGATCGCCTGGTCACGCTCGAGGCCGGCAAGACGTACAGCCTGATCGTCCGCCACCTGGCCACCAACAGCGTCGAGCGCCGGACCGTCGCCACAGCGGCTGGCAGCTGGGGCCAGGTCCAGCCGACGTCCGCCTTCGCCACCGCCCCTGCAGAGGGCGACATCTGGGCCATCGGCGAGCAGAACGTGCACGTCCTCGACGTGCTGATCGAGAGCGTGTCGCGCCAGGACGATGGCACATATAGCCTGGAGGCCTCGCAATACGACCCCACACTCTATGAGTCGCCCGGACCGCCGCCGCCCCCGCCGGCGGCCCCTCCGCCCGCGCCGCCGGTGCCCGACAGCGGGCCACTGCCGCTGCCGCTGGCAGATGCCGATGTAGTGGCCTGGGGCTATCAGCGCGATGATGGCAATTTCGAGGGCCATTTCACTTTCACGGTCGTGCCTGGACAGCCCGTGCGGTCGGGCACGGCGCAAGGTGGCACGAGCACCACGATCACGCTGGCTGCGAGCGAACCGGAGATCGATGACTACTACCTAGCTGTGCCGGCGACCATCAAGATCACGAGCGGCACGGGGGCAGGGCAGGAGCGGTCGATCACTGATTACACCGGCTTCACCCGCGTGGCCACCGTCTCACCGGCGTGGACGACGGTGCCAGATGCCACCAGCACCTATCAAATCCAGTTTGGCCCATACGATAGCTTCTGGGGCTTTGAGCTGCAGCTCTTTGCCGTCGGCGCCGACCAGCCGGCGATCACGCAGGTGTATGAAGGCACGGTGGGGGACTACATCATCAGCCTGACGTTTCTGCTGGAGGCGGTGATCATCCCGATCGGCTCCAAGGGGGCCCGCAATCATGTCGGCCGCTGGATCATCGAGATTGGTCCGTATCCGATCGATACGACCATCCCGGGCGATGTCACGGACTGGGAGGGCGAGTAATGACGCGACCGCGACGCTATCCGCCTGAGGTATGGGGGCAGATCCTCGCTCTGCGGCGCGAGATCAAGCGCCTGACCGCGCAGAATCGGGCGCTGCTGCAGCGGCTGTCGGCCATCGTGCGCACGGCGACGCGGCCGATCAAGGGGGGCTAACATGCCGGCGATCGGGGCCTTCCGCAGCGTCGTGCTGACCTGGACCAACCCGTCGAGCCCAGATCTCGCCGTGGTGGAGGTGTGGGCCTCGCAGCGCAATGATCGCAGCACGGCGACGCTGGTCGGCACGCCCGTGGCGGCTCGCGGGCAGCCCCAGTCGTGGACGCATGATGGCTTGGGCTCAGCAGAGACCTGGTATTACTGGCTCCGGACGCGCGATCGCACCGGCAATGTCGGCCAATTCCGCCCGCTCAACCAGTTCGGCGGCGTGTCCGCCACGACGACACTGATCGACGAGGCGGACCTCAGCGCGAGCGCTGAGGGCACGACGCGGCGGCTGCTGGAGGAGATCTACCTCGAGCTGCTGCTGATCCGTGATCTCATCGTGGACGGGCGTGCATGAGTCAGGAACAGCGATTGCTCAGCGAGATCTTGCATCTGCTCCGGGAAATTCGGCAGGCGCTCGCCAGCCGGCGAGGCGCGAGCCGGTGAGGCTGTCAGAAGAGAGGAGGGCGACATGGTGGACTTCGAGGGCAAAGTAGGCCCACAAGCATTGAGCGACGGCAGCCGGGCGCAAGCGCGGCTGATGACGACGGGGGAGCTGGCCGCCAGCCAAGTGCACGCGCGCTATTGGGAGGCCGTGCGACGCGGGACGGTCTACTCAGGCTGCACCGGCGCCGCTGGCGTGGCGCCAGGCACCGCGCTGAGCACGACGCCGCCGTTCACGCTCTACAACCCAAAGACCAGCGGCAAGCACTTGACCGTGCTAATGGCCCTCATGGGCTACATCTCCGGCACACTGGGGGCCGGTACTGTGGTGTATGCCGTCAATACCGATCCGACGGCGGCAGCGCCGACGGGAGGCACGGCCTTGACGGCGATCAATGCGCTGCTGGGCGGCCCGGCTGGCGTGGGCCAGGTCTTTCAGGGGGCGACACTGCCAGCGGTACCGACGATCTATCGGCCCTTCGCCGTCGTCGGCGCCTTCGCGGGTGGCGCTGAAAGCCCCAAAGTCGTGGTCCAGGAGCTGGATGGCAGCATCATCGTCGCCCCAGGCTGTGCCCTCAGCCTGCAAGCCATCGCGGGGGCAGGCACGTCGCCACTAGTGCTGTTTGGCATGGTCTGGGAGGAGGTGGCGGTCTAATGCCGCGGGCCGAGCCGATCTATAGCCAGCGCCCACAAGCGCTGCCATTCTCATACATGACCATCACGATTGATGTCGATCGCCAGACACTCGCAGAGATCGATGCAGATTTGTGCAGATGGGAGCGTCTCTATGGTGAGCATGCCGCAGCTCAAGGTGGATCAGAGCCGCTGCAGGAGGAGCCGTTATGAGGACGTACCGGGTGCGAGCGGGAGATACGCTAGGCGGCATTGCCAGGCGGCATGGGCTCAGCCTGGCCCAGATCTTGGCGTTGAATCCATGGCTCGAGGACCCCGACCGCATCTGGCCGGGACAGCAGATCTGCATCGGCGCGGACGACAGCGGCCGCCGGCTGCTGGCCAGCGAGCTCGCCAGCATCGTGCCCACGCTCGGCCCGGAGAAAGCGGCCGCCCTGATCGAGCCGCTCAACCTGGCGATGGCGGAGGCCGACATCACGACGCCGCTCCGCATGGCGGCGTTCCTGGCCCAGACCGCGCATGAGACCGGCGGCTATCGGTGGTTCCGGGAGCTCGGCTCGGACACGTATTTCGAACGCTATGAGGGCCGGGCGGATCTCGGGAATAGCGAGCCCGGCGATGGGCCACGGTACAAAGGCCGCGGCTTTATTATGATCACCGGCCGGGCCAACTACCGGGCCGCCGGGCGGGCCCTGCGGCTCGACCTGGAGGGGCATCCCGAGATCGCCGAGGCGCCGGAGGTGGCCGCCCGCATCGCCGGGTGGTACTGGCAGACGCGCGGGCTGAATGCCCTGGCCGACGCCGAGGATTTCCGCGCCATCACCCGCCGCATCAATGGCGGCCTCAATGGGCTGGCGGACCGCGAGCGGTACTATGCGCGAGCCAAGGCGATCCTGGGCTTGAAAAAATTACAAACTATTTAGTGACACTAAACAGAAATTTGTTAGAAGCATTCTAAAATTCTCAAACCTTTTGCCTCGTAGTCTCAAACCTTTTGCCTCGCTACATCGAGGACCAGCCTTGCGCTGTCATCCTATACCCCTACCCCCTGAA